TTAAATAATGTTGATATGTATTTACAAGAACACTTTGATAGAGTAAGCTATGATAGTGATGAAGATTATAAAGCTTGTATCAAAGATGTAAAGTATATAACTAAAAGATTAAAGAAGTTAGATAGAATAGAAAAGATAATGAAAGCAGATAGATGAAAAAATATAAAGTTGTAGGTTATGAAACTGTAATGTATTATGTTTATGTTAACGCAATAAATAAATCTGATGCATACAATAAAGCAATGGATGTTAATGTTGAAGATTGGCAACAACAAGATACAGTAGGACTATGGGATAATGGAGGATTTAAAATAAATAAAAAAGAAATAAAAGAAATAAAAAATGCAGAAGAAAAATATAGAAGAAAAGGAGCAAGTACATTAAAACATGAATAGAAAAACACAATTTATATTTAGATTAAAAAGTATAATAAAAAAATGTAGAGAGAAAGGGTTGTTCTCTATTGCAATTAAACTAAAGGAAAAATATGACCGAAGGAATGATGAGAGAAATACTTGAAGACTGGATGAGTTGGAAGTATGATATACAAGATATGAATAAAAGCACTTGGAATACTAGAGACCAAAGTAAATTAGATATGATAAGTGTATTACTAGAAGAGAAGATGAAACAAATGGAAGGAAAGTAAATGATAAGTAATATAGATGACAGAATAAAATGGGCAAGTGGTTTTATAGATGGCGAAGGATATATACAATACAAACAAGAACCATATAAAAGAATAAGAATAGAAGTTTGTAATACAGATTTTAAACCAATAGAAATATTACATGATTTGTTTGGTGGTAGAATCTATGATAGAAAACCAAGAGTGACAGCTAAAGGAACATTATCTAAACCTCAAAAGATATGGGTAGTATTAAATGATGAATGCTATGAAGCTTGTCAATCTTTACTACCTCATTTAACTACAAAAAAAAGAATTGATACAGCTACAAAAATATTAAAACATTATGAGTAAAAAAGTTAGAATTAATAAAGCAATCTTTGGTAAGAAAGTTTTTAACAGTAGAGTTGAACTTGAATACTATAGAAAATATAAACAAATAAACTTAACAAAGGAGTTAGTGATGGACATACATCAAGCAGTAGGTATAGCTGAAGGTTATATACCAGCAGAAACAGCAGAAGAAGAGTTAGAAGCATGGCAACATTTAATTGATACAGGAGTTTGTTGGCAATTACAAGGTTGGTTTGGAAGACAAGCTAACTTTTTAATACAGAATAATTTATGTAAAGCAAAGACAGTAAATTAATGCTTGACATTTTTTTTATTTGTGGTATAAGGATAGTATGATTTTTAAAAAATTAATAGTAAAGTTGCGAATGTGGTATGCAGATATACGAGGACATCATGGCAAGAAATGGAACTATGAACCTTCAGAATGGTACATGGGTCAACATAAAAAAAGGAAAAATAAAAATGGAAAATAAATTAAAAAGATATGTAGTGATGAGTAAGTTTAATCATTCAGATAGTTATATGCTTGAGAAACAATTTGTAAATAGAAGTAGTGCTGACAAGTATGCTGAACTAATGGAAGAAGCAAAAGAATATGATAATATAGAATACTTTTTATTTGAACAATCTCATTCATATACTGATACAGGTTATGATAAAGATGTGGATGAATACGAAGATAGTATTCCTTTTTAATTATGGCAGGTAGAAATTATAAATGGTTAGAAAAAGAAATGTTAACACCAAGACAATTAAAACTTTTTAAATTCTTAATTGAATATAAAAATAAATATGAAGTGATGCCAAGATTTGATGATATGAAAGAACATATGAATGTTAAATCTAAAAATACAATTCATCATATGCTTGGTTATATAGAGTGGAAAGGATATATTAAAAGGTATCCTGCCCATGCAAGAGCAATAGAAATTTTAAAGGAGGTAGCTTAATGAGTTATAAGTATGAACACTATGGAAAGAAAAGAAGATTAACACCTAAAAGAAAAAAATTAATTGATGAAGTGTATCCAAGATATGAAAGATATATTAAACAAATGAAACAATTAGGTATATATGAAGGTATTTATTGGTCGGCTGATAGAAAAAATAAACCTATTCATATTGATACAAAAGAAAAATTTACTGAGCATTTATTATATAACTGTTCATTAAGTTTTAATTATTATATAAGATTACCATAAACAAAAGGAGAATAAAAATGAAAAAGAAAAAGAAAAAAGAAAGACATGAAGATTGTGGACATGAAGTTGATAGTATCAATAATGTTTATATGTTTCATAACTTAAAATTTAATTTGCATTTGTTTATTAATGCAATGGATTTAGATGATGCAATGAATCAATTTGATATGTGTCAATTTGAAAATAGAAAATATTGGAAAGTGTTTTTAGAAACAGGACATCAACCATCATAATAACAATACAACTTACACTAGAAAGGCAACACCTAACCACCTCTAAACCATTGATATTATTACATAATATTTATTTTTTAGAGAGGTTGTTAAGACAAAAGTTATAATGTATAATAGAGATACTGTCTTTAAAGAAAGACATAAACCTTTTATCCAACATAACTTAATTATAGGACATAACAATATGAGCAATAAATTTTTCTTAAAAAAAACTTGGGTCAATGTGGATGTATGCGTTGAAGATTATTATAATTCAGGTACAACACTACAAGATTTAGAAAAATTAAATTGGAGTCCTTACTCAAACATAATTAATAAACAAGTAAAAGAAACTAGACATACAGTAGAAGAGATAGATGAAAAAACATTTAAAAATAAGATTGAAAAATCCAATAGCCAAAAATCTACTAACAAAAAAGTTTCACTTGAGGATTGTGAAGAGAAATAAAAAGTCTTTAATAGACAAGGTGTTTGATAAAATGAAATATGATATTGAACAATAGTACAAACGCAGGACAAGGCGAAGGCAGGGCGATAACACCAGATGTTTTATTATATCGAAGTGTAATTGTAAGAGCAATTATGGATGCATTGGATGTAGATATTCATGCATGGGGTAATAAAAGAAAACAAATAATCCAAGAAGCAAAGTCTTGGTTTTCAAAAGATGACTCACACTTCTGTGAGATATGTGATTACGCAAACTTAGAACCAACATTTATAATCAGAAAGTTTCAACAGTTAGATAAAGCTAATGCTAAGAAACTATTTAAGAATAAAAATCTTAATAAGTTTTTGACTCATTATATTTGTAGCTTTCATCAAGAGGAACAATATTAATGACAACAGGAAAGAATACTAAGTTTGATTTAGACTTAGAGTATGGACAGATAAGAGAGAAGAGAGTAGCTGACTTACTTAAAGGAAGTAAAGTTGAAATAAAAACAGAGAGAGCATGGTGGAGAAAGACAGGCAACATTGCTATTGAGTATGAGTATAGAGATAAACCTTCAGGCATAGATAAGACAGAATCTAAATGGTGGTTTCATATATTAGAACTCAATGGTAAAGAACATTGTATGTTAGTGTTCAGAGTATCAAGACTAAAGAAGATAGTTAAAAAATATAAGAAGACACATACCAAAAGCATAGGAGATTACAGAGCAAGTAAATGTGTAGTGATTCCAATTAAAGAATTATTTACTGAAGGATGTATAGCAATATAATGTTTACCATATACGAAAAAATAATAGGTTATTGTTTATTAGGTTATATGTTTTACATATTAGTATGTATGGTATTAGGAACATTTAATATAATATAATTATGTTTAAAAATTTAATTTTATTTATAATCCTGTTAAGTATTTCAACAATACTATTAAGTGGATGTAGTACTAATCCAAATAAGAAAGTTAAAAACTTTCCAGTTAGTATTATAAAAAAAATAATTGTGGGCATAGACTAATGACAGATAAAACTTTATTAAAAGAATATAAATCTACAATCTCTGATTTAACAAAAGAGAAACAAGAATTAAACGATACTATCAATCAGAAAGATAGTAAGATTAAACAGATTCTAATACAATTAGAACAAGCTAATTCTGATATTCAATCTATGGGTTCTAAGATAGGTGAACTTCAGGAAAAGCTAAATAAAAAACAAACTATTAAACTAAACATTGATAAAAAGATAGAAGAACTCTTGGAAAAAAAAGATGAACCAAGTGTTGACAAAGATGATGAAGTATGATAGTAAAACAATAACAATTAACAAACATAACAAAGGAAATACATATGGCAATAATTGAAGGCACAGCTTACTGGGCTTCTCTGACACGACCAAACGAAAAGTTTGAACCTATGTGGAGAATTGATTTAGCAGTAGACGACAAGTCAGCTAATGAATTAAAAGAACAAGGCATTGCACTTGGCGAAACTACTATTGATGATAAAACTATTTCTAATATAGTAAGATTTAAAAGAAAAGTACAGAAAGCTAATGGTGATAAAAATACTCAACCACAATTAGTTGATGCTTCTAAGAACCCACTAGATAAAATAGTAGGTAATGGAAGTAAAGTTAAAGTAATGTATAAACCATACGAATGGAACTTCAAAGGTAAGAAGGGAATGGGTTTAGATTTACAAGCTGTACAAGTCATTGACTTAATAGAATATACACCAAAAGAAGATTTTGAAGTAGAAAATTCTTCAGGTGGTGTTGACATCAAGGATGATTTTTAGTACTATCCAACAGTAAAATGAAATTTGTTTTTCATTTTTTCTTACTCCGAGGGGGTGGCGAGAAATTGCCACTCCTTTTTTTTGGACAAAATTAAATTAACAAAGGGCGACAATGGAAGAAATAAATAAAAAAGGATTTGTAAAATATCATTTACCCTGTCCACTATGTTCAAGTAGTGATGCAGTATCTGTTAACTCAGACAATTCAGCTTATTGTTTTTCATGTCAACAATTTATAAAGGAATATGATATGGAACTACAACCAACCACAACAAAAAGTAATAACGAATATGAAGTAAAAGACTTTATGAAAGATTCTAACTATGCAGAAATTATAGATAGAAATATTTCTGAAGATACTTGTAAGAAGTTTGGTGTCACAGTTAAGATGGATAACATGGGTAATATTATTAGCCATTACTATCCATACCATGATACTCAAGGTGCAAAAATTGCAACAAAGACTAGATATACAAAGTTAAAAGAGTTTAGTATACAAGGTAATACAAAAGACTCTGGCTTGTTTGGTCAACATCTTTTTTCTAAAAATAAATATTGTATAATAACTGAAGGTGAGTTAGATGCTTTATCTTCTTATCAAATGATGTTGAAAGGAACATACCACACTCCAGTAGTTAGTATTAAGAATGGAATTACTTCAGCAGTAAAAGATATTAAAGCTAGTTTAGAATGGCTTGAAAATAATTTTGATAATGTTGTTATAAATTTTGATAATGATGAGCATGGTAGAGAAGGTGCTATGAAAGTAGCAGAGTTATTTTCTCCAGGAAAATGTAAGATAATGCATTTACCTGAAGGATTAAAAGATGCTTCAGATTGTTTAACACAAAACAAAATACAAATATATAATAAAACTTTTTGGGATGCTAAGAAATTTGCTCCTGATGGAATTATAAATGCTAATACATTACTAGATGATGTACTTAAACCAGTCACTAAATCATTTGTTCAATATCCATTTGAAGGATTAAATAAAATTACATATGGTTTAAGACCTGCAGAGTTAGTCACATTTACAGCAGGGTCTGGACTAGGTAAGACTCAAGTAATGAGAGAAGTAGTACATCATATTATAAAATCAACAGAAGATAATATAGGTTTATTAATGTTAGAAGAAACACCAGTCATAACCTCAAAAGGTTTAATGAGTGTTGAAGCTAATCAAAGATTACATTTACCTGATGTTCATGTAAGTGATGAAGAAATGAAAACTTACTTTGATGCAACAGTAGGTACTGGTAGAGTATTTATGTTTGACCATTTTGGTTCTAACTCTATTGATAATATTGTTTCAAGAGTTAGGTTCTTAGCTAAAGGTTTAGATTGTAAGTATATAGTCATTGACCATGTTAGTATTATAGTATCAGACCAATCTCATGGTGATGAGAGAAGAGCATTAGATGAAATTATGACTAGACTTAGAACACTTGTTCAAGAGACAGGAGTATCTATGATAGTTGTATCTCACTTGAGAAGACCAGATGGTAAAGGACATGAAGAGGGTGCAGCTACATCACTATCACAATTAAGAGGTTCAGCTAGTATAGGACAGTTAAGTGATATGGTTATTGGGCTTGAGAGAGACGCACAGAATGATGACCCTGAAGTTAGGAACACTACTAGGATAAGAGTATTAAAGAATAGATTCTCTGGTATTACTGGTCCTTGTTGTGATTTAAGATATGATATAGATACTGGTAGACTTAATGAGGTAAAGTCAGATGACTTTTAATAAAGTTGTATTTGATATAGAAACAACCATGACTGCTGATAAGATATGGTGTATTGTTTGTAAACATGGCGATACTTATTATCAGTTTAAAGAAGATAGATTGCATAGGTTTGCTGAA